CCTTGTAGTTCCAGGTGCCACACTTCTTGCACTGCCACTTCGCCTTGTCTTTCGGTTTTCCTTTTGCTCCCATGACACCCTCGCATGGCACACCTTCACAGTCCTCTGCGATGCTTCCTTGCTCGCTTCTTGCACCCAGCGGAGCTGCCCTTGTAGACTGTCCTGACGTCGCCCCTTTCTTCTGCAGCATCTTGCTCATCTGTTCGGGAGGAGCGACAAAGCCATCGCCGCCGCCACCGAAGGAACCCAGGAAGGCCAGGCATGCTGCAAGCAAGAGCAACTTGACAGCAGACCGCGCGCGTTGAGTCTTCATGCTGGCCATTTGGTTGTTAAAAGTGCCTTTTGATACTGAAATGGCCTTGAGCCAAAACACTCATGAGTGAAACGTGAAACATATATACACGCCCGGTGGGATTGGTTACCCACAGTCAACCATATCTATCCCTAACCAGATAGCCCGCGGCTGATCAAACCGCCCCTTAACCCTCTCCCTCAAGCATGGAGAAGCAGTAGACATGACATGAAATGGAATCACCCTGCATCGACCAACGTGCTCGCTGGCGGCCCGTGCCCGGCTCGAAAGCCCCGACTCAACGTGAGAGGTCTACTGGGGAAAACTGGTGGTGTAAACAATATGGCCCTGGATTGATTATCGGTGTGACTACGGCTCCCTACCGTCACAAACGCACTCGGATCCTCATACATATAGCGGTTGTCCAACAGAAACCACCACATGCTTCACCTAAATGTGTCTGTGCCAATAAGGAACCCACCTTCGCGCCAGGTCGCATCGCAGCCATTCCATTCGGGGATACCAAACATGAGCCGAATCTCCCGCAAGCGGTTACCTCAGAGAGGCCTTACGGCTCCCACCCATCGCTGGTTGGTGTCCAGTGTTGCCACGCAAACAGCGTGCCAATGAGCCTAGTCCCCGTTCAGTAGGAGTTAAGGTGGCTAAACCAAGGAGGTGACTAAATCCCCCTCTCCCACGGCCTTCACCTCAGACGCACCGGATCTACGTCAGCAGGCTCGCCACTCACTGCGGGACCACAATGAGTGTTGAAGAATAAGCCTCGGTCAACGGGCGGACTCAACCTACGCCCGGACGACTCCGGCAGAGGGGGGGCAAACCCTGGAGATGCAATTGTCGTCTTCCCTCTCTCACCACAGGCATTTCCTCCTGTGGCCCTGGGACAAACCAGTCAAGCTTTGTTGACTGAATTAATCAGTGCAGCATCGTGTGAAACCTGTATCTTTCCGCGCAGTTAGGCGCCCTTAGGGCGCCATGACTCGGGAAGGCTGTTCAAAAAGCCTTTCCAGTCGATAAGCTGGTCATACTCCCACATGAAGTCCACAAAGCGGTTGCTCTCCTGGTCACTCATCCAAAAACCAGTCGCGGCCAAAATCTTCTCCTCGCTTTTGCATGTGGCATTAAGAACACGGATGTGATCTATGAGTTCACTCTTATCATCAAAATCCTGATTGGTACGCATCTTCAAATCATGAGTGATCTCAAAATCGCAGTCGATCGCATACTGAAGGA